AAGCGACATGGACTTATTAATCTAACTACAGAGGATATGATCAAGAATCTTAAAGTTGGTAAAAAGAATGAATCTAACTATTCTATTCCAATAACAAAGCCTTTGTCTTATACATCTTCAGATATAGAACTACTTGTTCATCCATACGTGTTAGGTTATTGGTTAGGAGATGGTACGAGAGGTACTAGTTATGTAACTATAGGACTGCAGGACCAAAACGAATCTTTGAGAAATATAAATGCTTGTGGTTATACAACTAAGACAGGTTATTCCTCGGAGATAAATTGTGGTATACCAGGACTCATAACTAAGCTTAAGAGGCTAGGTATCCATAAAGAGAAGAGAATACCAGCACAGTATCTAAGGGCTTCTGTTAATCAAAGACTAGAGTTACTCAAGGGTTTAATGGATAGTGATGGCTCTGCTTTAACAAAAGGAACGTGTGAATTCACCTCTTCCGATCCAGAACTAGCTGATGATGTTTTCGAACTAATAATTAGTCTTGGTTTTAAGGCGAGTAAGAACATAGGAGAATCTTGGTTTGATGGTGAGAGATATAAAGACAGAACTAGGATATACTTCAATCCACCAGTAAATGTTTTCAAATTAACAAGAAAGGCAAATAGGATTGAAGATAAGACGTTTGGTCAGAGCAATAGATATATCACTGCTATAACAAAAGTTGAGTCTGTTCCAGTAAAATGTATTACTGTAGATTCTCCTAATCATTTATATTTAGCTGGTGAAGCTTGTATACCTACGCATAATACTTTTGCAATGGCTATTAAGTTACTCGAAAGAGCATTTAATATGAAGGTTGCATGGATTAACTCTGAAGGCGAAGAAGAGTATCATGGACCAAAGATCATGATTATTACTCCTTATCAGAATCAGTTAACAAACATATTTAATGAGATGGAGTCCTTGTTAAAGAGAAACAAGGATCTGTGTAAATCCGTTACCAGTGGTTCCAATGACGCATTATATATTAAGAGTCCACAATACAAGATGGCTTTTGATAACGGAGCAGAGATAGGTGGATTCATCTCAGGTGTTGGTCTAAGACATGATGGCAATGGTGGTGCTTCTATGCGTGGTCAGTCTGCTCATATTATATATCTAGACGAGATGGACTTCATTCCGGAAGACGTATTGGAGAAGGTTGTTAAGCCAATCTTAATGTCCGATATAGAAGGTAATACTATGTTATTTGCTACCAGTACTCCTTCAGGCAAGAAAGGACACTTTTATAAATGGTGTATGGAATCCCCTAGATTTAAAGAAGATTATCTACCTTCTAGTGTGCTTCCTCAATGGAATAAAATTAAATATGAGATGATAGGTGATGCAACTAAGGAAGCTATAGAAGCAGAGTACATGGCTTCATTCGTTGATTCTAACTACGGAGTATTTAAGGCAAGTTTTATAGCTAGAAGCAGGAAAGATTATACCTATGAGGATTGTAATGATTCTAAATGGTGGAAAGATCATTTCGCTGTAACAAGTGATCAACAAGTAATTAGATGCATAGGCATCGACTGGAATAAAAATGCTGGCACTGAGTTTGTTGTTGTTACTTACATACCCCATCTTAATAGGTATATTGTTTCCGAAGCTGTTAATATTTCTGCTGGAGAATTTTCTGCTCTACGCTGGCAAGAAGAACTCATCAGATTAAACTATAAATGGAGACCAGACTATATCTACGCAGACGAAGGATATGGAGCTGTTATTATAGAGAACCTCCTTTTACTTGCACTTGAGTTAAGTCAGAAGAAGGGTGCAACATTAAGAGAACAAGAAACAGCTAAGATGAGAGAGAGATTAAAGTCTTTCAACTTCTCTAAGAATTTAGTACTTAGAAATCCTGTAGATGGTACAGAAATAGTTAAGTATGGCAAGTTGTTCTTGGTCGAGATGTCTAAGCGAGTATTTGAAGACCCAGGACAAGGTGATAATGGAATACTTTGGATACCAGAGGCTGAGAAGGTACTTCTTAAGCAGTTAGCACATTATGTTCAGCTGAAGCTCTCAAGTACAACTAATAAGCCTGTATATGGTACCGATTCTCCCTCTATAGGCGACCATAGACTGGACGCTTTCATGCTAGCTATAGGCGGTATACAAATAGAATCAGGACTTTTCTCTCCTAAACGTACAGCTAATAGTATTCCTACATATCTAAGTAAGGATGAACTTGACGAACGTGCGGAAACAACTTTTCAGAGTCCAGGGGAAATGCTTATTGATAACTTCAGGAAGACAAATACAGCTGCTCCAGGAGCGTTTACTCTTCTACAAACAATGAGGCAAGGGGAGACACCAGAGCAAGCCGCGTCCAGGAACGGGAGAGGAGATCGAGTCCAAAGAAGAGTCAGAGGAAGAGAAGAACAGGAGCCAGAACTTGTTAAATGGAGCAATAGCTTGCCAGTAGCAGGTGATCCAGAATATAGTAGGCAGACAACTAGCTCTCATATTATAGAGCCAAGAAGACGTTCTGATCGTGGCTGGAGGAAGCAATGAATTTTAATTTTATAAATGCTACTTTAGGAGACTGGGCGTCGCCACATGGCAAACAGTATATGGGTCTTGGTAACTGGTATCCTGCAAATATTAACCCTATCGTAGGATCAGTACCGGCATATACTCGCCCTTCCAAAGCCCAAAGAGCATACATCCCACTAAGTGTACAAAATCAAGGCCAAGGAGTTCCTACAGTTAGTGCTATGGGACCTAGTCCAAGAAGTCCTTGGAGCGCTTTTCCATTAGCCCCTCCGATAGCTCCTTCGCCTACTACAAGCACTGTTCCAAATGCTTCTCCAAATGTTCCTAACAGATCTAGACCTTCTTTGAGTGCTGCTCAGAAAGCTAATCAATTACCTGTTGGTATGGGATCCTATTCAGGTATCTATTCAAATCCAGCCTCTCCTCAATATAGAGGTTACAAGTCTAATGGTTTTCTTACTAGAGAGCTTAGAGATTCCAATAAGTATTTGAATGGAAGAATTCCTCGAATAGGTGCTGCCCTAACTGCCGGTATGGCTGCGTCAAGTATGTCTGATGGTGGTATAGATACTGCATTTATGGGTGCTGGTATGGCTTATGCTGGTGGTGCTATAGCGTCTAGTGCAGCTAGTAAGATACGTCCGTGGGCAGCTAAGACTCTTAGGAATACAGCTGAAACTGCATCTGTACAAAGAGGTGGTTTACAGGCGGCTAAGTTCTTAACTAGTATTGGTAATAGGAATCTTCTCTTCGCTGGTGGTGCTATGTTAACGGGTGTTGCTTTTGGTGCTATGAGAGCCAATAGTCAGAGCCTAGCCACTGGTCTAAATGCTAATCGTGGCTCTCGTCCAATAAGGTGAAAAATGCTTAGATATTATGATGCTAATAGAGATGCTTTTAACTCAAATCCACTACATACAGTTCATAATGGGCTTTCTGGTGGCTCCGATGTACATTTAATCCTGATAAGAAATGATGATGCATCCGTGTATTATACAGATCTTGTTTTGCAGTACATCTCTTCTAAGGAAGACTATGGACTACATGGTTCTACCGGCTGGGGAGTTAAGATGATCTCTGGAGGTACCGAGCCTTTACCTGTCCAGTGGGATGCAGCTACAGATATGACATCTATACATCTTCCAGATATAGGTGATGCTTCTTTAGGTGACACCTTTACTTATCATCCTGTGTGGGTAAGATTCTACTGTCCTGGTGGTTCTCCTGCTATGTTAAGGGAATCACAGAAGTTACGTTTGTACTATAATGAATTACAGGTTACAGAATGAAGAATTTCCCATCTATATTAACTCAACTGCAGTTACCAGTTAACAATTATGATATTGCTGATGCTATAGTCGCACGAGAAGTGCCAAAGGAAGAATTAATAACCAAGTCACCACTAGCAAAGCTGTTGTTAGATGATAAGGTTCCAAAGCCACTCACAGAAGAAGAGGCAGTAGTAATAGCGAATCAATTTGAGGTAACAAAGAAGAAAGTAGAGGCTACTATTGACAGGATCAATTCTATTGAGGAGAGAGTGTCAAAGCAGATACAAAAGAATGATGGGAAAATAGAGGTGACGGTAAAAGATGCTAATGTGAAGAAAGCAATTAGGAAAGTATTCGGCACTAAGGACAATAAAATTACTTATGAGATGTATGTAGAAGCAATAAAGGCAAGAGCTAAGTTCATGCATCAGGATTCTAAGGAGTATATAAACCAATGAGTTTCTTAAACCGTTCAAATACTGTGGAGTCTAACAAAGATAATTCCGAAAGGCAGTATCTTGAATTGTTTCCTAAGATTGGCAGGGATTTTATATACCGAGAAGACTTTGAAGAGATTATTCGCCAAATACTTTCAATTGTAGATCCGCTGGGCATGAGTAATATCAACTTATCTGCTAATGATCATGCAATCCAAAGAGCCTATGAATATTCAGATGCTATAGAAGAAGATGATATGGAAAAGTTCAGAATATATGACCTTATAGATCTAGAGGACTAAATGTTAAAGACCAAAAACAAATATCTATATGAACATTTGAGTCTTATAGTAAAAGCTTACGAGGAAGAACTAAGTAAGATGACTAGCAGAGATGCAATATTAGTCATGGCACATTCTCCTTTAGCTGCTAGCAGGGAATTACTCTATGGCTCATTAGAAGATATGCAGATGAACTACTAGAGAAGAAAGTCCTCGTCAAAAAAGAGTAACAACTCTAAGCTAAGTTCTTCAAGTAAAGGTCCTAACTTTGAGATATCAGTAAAGGAGAATACACCTGAGAAGAACACCGGATATTTACCACAGGTACCTGTTATTCCAAGTGTTATTATAGATCCAACTGGACTCTCTGAAAATACAGAGATGAATATGGTTGGGCAGGATTCTTGGATAGACCTGTCCAGAGTTGAATTTGATGATGACATGAAGAATCTTACTGGTGTTGATAATCTTAATAGCTATCTAAGTGAGTGTTTTAATTGTGATCTTAGAGTTAAGTTTGATTGGCAGTTAAAGCCAATAGATCTTGTACTTCCTATAGTAGATTTCTTGGATCAGATTAATGACGCTCTTGATCAGCTAGAATCTCAGTTAAACCCATTTAAGTCATTGGAAGAGCTTTGTAATATTCTCAACGGTATAAATTGGTTGTGTCTGCCGGACCTAATTAGTCTTCTAATGGCATTGAAGATGTTATTTATGAAATATATGACATTCCAGTTAAAGCTTAACCTAGACTGGACAGTGTTATTGGGGCCGCTACTTAAATTCATATTAGACGCCTTAGCATCCCTTATACAAGCTATTGCTGGTGTGTTACTAGGTCCTATAGAGTGTGTTCTTGGAGTACTGAGAACTATTAGTCAATTTGAGCAGGCCTTGGTAAATACGGGTAATGCAGCAGTTGCCTTTGAGCAGAGGTTTGCTGAGAGAATTAGACAAGGAAAGTCTCTGTTATCTAAAGATCCAACAGTACTTGACGAGGAAACTACCTTCGATCTTCAGAAGATCATGAAGCAGGTAAGTGTAAAAGACGGAACTGGTGGAACTAACAGTACTAAGCGTGTCATTATAGATGGTACCGATATAGAAGTAGTAGATCTAGAGGCCCCCAGACCTCCAAGTCTTAGCGTTAAGAGTTCGTCAGAGGACTTAGGAGCAGATGTAGCAGTAGATCCGTTCGCCTTCCTATCTGGTATCAGCTTAAACGACACCGTAACCCTTCCAGAAGCATTAAAAGACCCAAGATTTCATACAAGTCATTGGACTATAAAGATGATAATGGCTGTAGAGGAGGCCAAGCAATACATCATAGATCTTGTGTCTAGAATTGTTGGATCATTAAACTCTATTAAAGGTCTTGTTGCCGGCTCCTTATCATTGCAGATAGGAAATCTTGGTCTGTTACTCTTTATTAAGGATATGATTAGTTTAGTCCTACTTGTTTATGCTCTAATTAAGCAAGGACAAGGTATAACCGATTGGTGTGAGGAGCTTGAGAAGAATCCAGAGATATTAGAAAAGGTCTTCCCAAATGCAAAAGCATTTTATTCTGAAAATGAGAGGGCTGTTGTGCTTCAACAGGGTGAAGAAATATTAGGTAAGGTGTATACTTGTTCTTCTCAAAGAGTATCTCCTCAAAATAATATGATTACTTCATGGATTTCAGAACTTAAGGAAGGTCGGCAATGAACAAAGAAAATATAGATCTCTATCTGTCTCTTAGACAAAGAAGGTTTTCTCCACGAATAGAGGACGTTTTTAACGCCGAATCTATTCCTAAAAGAGCTGAGCCTAAGAATATCTCCTATACAGCTAGACATAGAGGTGTTTGGTTTAAGCCAGAGTACGACTTCACAGAAATTCAGATTGCACAAAGAACTGATTCCTTTTTCTCTAGATCTGTTATCAAGAAACTCAACAAAGTTATTGTTGCGGGTCTGGATATAGTAGGAGATAACTCTGAGTCAGTAGAATATATCAAAAAGAGACTATTAGAGATGTCTTTTGCAACGAATAGACCTTGGGAGCAGTTAGTATGGGATACCTTCTTTGATCTATTCCGGTATAGTAACTGTCTATGGGCTAAGGTACGTAGTGAGGAATCCTCTAGTGGTGAAATCGTTGTGTATCCAGATGGATCAGAACGTATACCTGTAGCTGGTTATTACATATTACCTTTCGAGTCCTTACAGTTTAAGACTAAAGTAAATGGTTCCTTGAAGAAGGTAATGCAAGTAGAAGATGGTAGAGAGAAGGAATGGGGGCCTAACGATGTTGTCCACTTCTACATTAATAGAAGTCCTGGCTTCCTAGTTGGTACACCAGAAGTATTACCTGTACTTGACGATTTAGCTTTACTTAGACGTATTGAAGAGAACGTTGAAGATCTGATAGAAACTAACTTGTTTCCTGTTTATCATTATCAGGTAGGTAGTGATACTATGCCTGAGAGATTTGATCCTAATGGTGTCAAGGAAACCGATGTTGTTCGCCGCAAGCTTCAATATATGCCTTCTGGTGGTATCTACATATCTGACCATAGACATTCTATATCTGCTATTGGTTCTGAAGGAAGAGCATTACGTATTGACTTCTATCTAACCTACTTTAAGAATAGAGTTCTCTCTGGACTTGGAACTTCTGCACTAGATGTTGGTGAAGGAGATACAGCTAATAAGTCTACTGCTTCTACTATGTCTAAGGGAATGCTTATGGATGTAGAGGCTATGACTAAAGTTGTTAAGAGCTTCCTGGAATTCTATGTGATTAATGAGCTTTTACTTGAAGGTGGTTTTGATCCTATGGAAAAGGAAGACCAAGTAAGACTGAAGTTTGGTGTTATTGATAAGGACGATCGCCGCGCAGATGAAAATCAACAGATACAACTCTTCCATGGTAATTTACGTACTATGGGTGAAATAAGAGAAAGTCTTGGTGATACTCCTTGGAGTGATGAGCATTATGAGCAATCACATTATAAGATGTTCGAGGAACCGGCTGACCTTCTTAAGAGTATGCAACCAGGATCTGCTGCTGGAGACGTGTTAGCTAACCACAGTGCATCTAGTGTTACCTCTCAAGCAGTTAACAAGGAGAAGACGTTTGCACAGCAAACATTAAACAAACAGTTAGCAGCTAAGAAGGCAGGGAGGCCAGTAACTAAGTCAAAGAGCAAGAGTGCAAGTAGCACATCGAAGAGCAAATCAAGGCCAAGTAATCAACATGGAACAAGAAGCTCGGCGAAAACAATAAGAGATATAAGTTTAGTAGATAATAAAGGAGAAGAAATATTGATTGCTTGCAATTTTGATATTGATGACTCTAATATTAGTCTCTGGAATAAAGAAATATTAAGTAGGTATCATCAATTAGATGGTAACGTATCATTTGAATCAATCGCTGCATCAATGATGTGGCGAATCAGGAGGGTAGATGCTACAGTATGATAATTTAAGAGTGTTGTTAAATGATTCTCAGGAGTTCGATAAGAAGAACCCACCAAAGAGTATCACTATTACGTTCGGTCTATCTGCTTCGGCAAAGAAGATAAACGATCGTATTTATACTCCAATAGGTCAACAGAATGGTCTTAAGAGCTGGGTCAAGCCCTATGCCAAGCCAATCCTTGTATTCCATGATCAGGAGAGAGATTCGATTGGTCGGATTATAGACGTTGAGTTTGTAGATAATTCTGAAGAGGCAATCAAGTTCTTTAAGTCAACTGCTGATTTTATTAGGTTTAGAAATGAAATATTATCTGATGATCCAAAGCGTATATATAAAGCTATGGTTGATAGCGAGTTACTTGATAATGAAGAATGGCCCGGACTGTCTTCTCTTAGAGCTAAGGCTCGTATTACAGATAGTGCAGCTATTGAGAAATTCATAGATCAAAGATACTTAAACTTCTCTGGTGGTGCAGATACCGATAGATGGGTATGTCCTGCATGTATGTCCGACTGGCATAAGGGTGATGTTTGCGAACACAGACCTGGCCAGGTAACAGAAGATGGTGTAAAGGTTGTTTTCGTCACCGGTGCATACAAGGGTAGAGAGATTTCTGTTGTTAACAACCCAGCATATAAGGGTGGATTCGTTCATTCTATAGAGATGTCTGATTCTATTTCCGACCAGGACTCATTTATCCTCAAGACACTAGATACTGTATGTACTGTAGAGACAGGTGTTGATATAAGAGAAGAAATTATAGCTCTAATTGATAGTCAGGCAGATAAGTATAATTCACAGCTTACTCTTATAGAAGACAATCTTGTTAAGAGAATTTCTGATGCTATTGCAGAACTTAACAAGCCAGCAGAGGTAACAGAAACTGCTGTGGAAACTTCTAAGGACTTTGTCACCGATGAGACAATTGATCTCTATGTACTAGATTTAGCATTGAAGGCTAAGGTTTCTAGTCCTTTGGATAAGGTTGCTCTTGATGCCCTTGACGTTAAGGTCTTTTGTGCGCAGGATAGACTGTTTCCTATAGCTAACATTGCTTACACTAAGGCTGCAAGAGAATTAGTAAATGAGAGTAGAATGAAGGATAGTCAGAAGCAAGAACTCCTCTCTCTAATTGATAGCAAGAGCAGACTGTTTGTTGACGAGTCTGTAGATAAGATTGAGTATGAGAACTTGAAGAAAGATTATCAGGAATCTCTTGTCGTTGCTGATCAATTAAGAGAAGAATTAAAAAATCTAAAAGAAACGCTTGACTCTAGACCACCTAAAAACGACAATACATTAAATACAATTGATAATCCTTCTATTACTAGTGGACGTACAATATCCCCTGTAGTAGATGATTTTGAAAAGGGGATAATTGAGAAGTACAGGCAGATCTTGGACAAGCAAGGTCAGAAGAATGCTGAATCCTATCTAATATCTCAAAAGTATAGGGGATATCTTTCCAAAAAGTTTGATATAAATAAATTTATTAAGGAGAATGAATAATGGCTACAAGAATGACTACTAACTTCAATGTTAGAAATGATATGTTCGCAAGTATCACTCCTCCTCCGTGGGTCCAGAACACCAATCTGGATAATCCTCAGGGTGAGTGGAAGCCTGCCAGTTGGTTGCCAATTCTATTCAGCAAGTCTGATAGAAATCAGGGCACTGACTATTTTACAATCTCTGTCGGTAAGGTCGTTGCTCTTGATGTAGAGAGTAACGTTGTACCTGCAGGTCTCAGAGGCGCATGGGCAAAGGCTGGCGCAACAACTGTCCTTACTTATACCGCTACTGACTACGAGCAGGGCATAGTAAATCTCACCACCGGTCAGAGATATGCTGTTAACGGTACTACTTCTTATACAGCTCTACAGGTTGCAAAGGCTCTAGTAGAGAGAGGCTTAGTCGCTTCTGATGTAGCTTCTGCAAATCCTCCTTCGAGTGATGCAGATATTGAAGCAGTTGTACAGGCATTCATTTCTGAGCCTGTAGGTGTTATGCTTTATGATGTATATGCTTACACTGGTGATGCAGCTACTAACAGTACTTACTTTACTAACTACCAGAAGCAGCACCTCGTTCAGTTTACCAATAGACATCAGATGAAGGTTCCTTGGAGAGTCTCCGATAGTACTGATGCAGATAGCTTCGACGTATCTGTCGTTACTATTACTTCCGCTGTCTCTGGTGCTGGTGATTTCCCTCAGGCTGGTGAAGTTTGGGATATTGACGCTCTTGTTGATCTTGCAAGATACGATCTTGAAGGCGATGAAGAGATTGTAGCTCTAGCTCTAGCCGAGTCTCCTGTTGCTAAGAATACCTCCAGAACTCCTTTTGCTTGTGATGTAGATGGTGTACTCCTTGTTGAGAAGACCTCTGTTCTTGCAATTAAGAAGGCTGGCGATTGGTTCCTAGATACACAGGTCGGTCTACTCTTCCTACATGCTGACACTTACGATACTCTTGTTACAGACAATACCGATCCTACTTTCTCTTACTCCTTCTATGATAACGCTGCTGTTGGGGCTACCTCCGCTCAGTGGATCTTCTTTGATGGTGAGGGTAAGCCAGGCGATCACCTATCTGTCGATGAGCAGAGTAACTTTATTGTGAAGGGTTCTGCAGAGGACTTCCTTGATGCTACTAGTCCTTCTATTGGTAGAATTATGTATGTTTACAAGGAGCCAAGACAGCTAATGGACAAGGTTAAGTCTGCTTGGAGCTTGAGCAATATGCCTAAGACTGCAAAGATGCCTGGAAGTGCTACAGCTGGTTACTCTGACATGATTACTCTTCCCGACGAGACTATTGCTGATAGTATAGTCGTCATTACAGTTCGGTTCTAATTTTTAAAGATAAAGGAGAATATAATGAAACTTAAGCTAACTAATGGCGATCTCGTTATCCCAAGTGAAACAGATAAGGCCGCAAATTTTATGGCTGACCTATTCAAGAATAGAGGCCATGTACAGGATACGGATCAGGAAGTTTCTTGGGAAGAGATGTATAAAGCTATTTCTCCGAAGAACAGAGTGAATGACGCTGTATCTACTGGTGAGATTTATCCTCTAATGGCAAGTACTATGCAGGTACTCATTAGAGAGCCTCTAGACCCCATGATGACCATCAGCGGACTCTTTACTCCTATTGTTGTAAAGGGACTTACTACTCAGGTACTTGCAGGCGCTATAGGCGGAGCAGTTTATGCTGCTGACGTTCCTGAGAGCGGAACCTATCCTGAGAACTTCTTCCAGATTGGTGGTGGTATGCAGACCGCCTATATCGGCAAGAGCGGTATTCAGTGTTCGTTTACTGACGAAGCACTCCGATACAGCACTTGGGATATTATGGCTATGAATATCAAGCTTATGTACCAGGCAACTGTTAGACATAAGGAAGCTAAGGCAGCTGCATTCCTCAGCACTCTAGGCCTCAAGCTCTTTGATAATGCTGATCCTACCAGCTCGCTATTCGGTGTTATGACTGGACGTGGTCTAGATATGGCAGCAAACGGTGTTCCTACTGTAGACGATATCTTCAGAGGTATCTCTCATATGACTGAGGAAGGTTTCCCTCCAGATATCCTTCTAGTTTCTCCTCTTACCTACTTTATGTTCCTTCAAGATCCTCTTATGAGAAACTTGATGATGCAGGGTGCTGGCGGTTCTTATTACCAGACTTATTCTGGTGAGGCTGGTCCTAGAGATCCATGGTCGAATGGCGCTATTGGTTCTAGAGGTATGTCAATGGGTAATAGAATTACTCCTTATGGTGCTGCAACTGGCGAGACCGCAACTGGTATAGTCGGAAGAGAGCATGGTATGACTGCTAAGTTCTCGATTCCTGGTTATGGTCCTGGTGGTCTAACCGTTATGACCTCTCCTCTCGTACCTTTCGATCCTACTACAAATCTCTTTGATATGTACTTAATCAAGTCTGGTGACGTAGGCCTCTTCCTTAGAGATGAGGAACTTACTCAGGTTGAGTGGCGTAGCGAAGTAACTGAGCACACTACTGTCAGACTCAAGGAGCGTTACGGTTATGCACTCTCGAACGAGGGTATGGGCGTGGGTCTATTTAAGAACTGCAAGCTTGGACGTAACTTCTGGGACGGCTCTATCAAGGCTTACACTCTTAATGTCGATAGTGAGATTTCTCCAACTGCTGATGTTGGCGTTTAAGTCAACTAGTGGTATATGATAAAGGGGAGCTAACGCTCCCCTTTACTTTTATGGAGAACAATATGGCACCATGGTTACTAAGACAGATGAACAAAGAGCTAGAACAATCTTTTAATGGTCTTACAGTTCAAGAAATGAGACTTAATATGAGTCTTGAAGATCAGGAAGAGGAAAAACCAGAAGAGGTAGAAAATGAGCAGACCAGAGATAGTTCAGACATACCCGAATAATGGCGATACAGGTATACCTGTAGGAGCGATTATAAAGATCTATTTTGATAGAGGTGTTGATATATCAACACTAGAGGATAGTCTTGTTTTAACTGGTCCTGACTACGACATGAGAACTGGACCGGATGCGGCACTACAAGTAAATCCAAAGACTGGAGTTAATCCATATTTGCTTACCTCTCCTGGTTTTAAAGGTGTAGTACCTCTGAAGGTATCTTTAGCTTATTATGATTTAACAACTGAAGAGATTAGTGATCTTGAAGTGCTATCAGAATCTAGTGAAGAGAGTAACAACCTAGGCCATGTAGCAACTATTACTGTTGATCCGAAGTTTGCAAGTCAACTAGCTGCTGATGTTGAGTATACTCTTTACATAATAGGTGATCCTTCTTCTCTAAATAGAGGTATCTCTGGAAGAACTATATTTGATGTACAGGAGGGTGTCTCTATTGGCGATGGAGAGATCTTTGTTAGAGGTCCTTGGTTAGACACAGGTGCAGTTAATGACACTGTGAATGTTAAGATTACAAAGACTGGCCCAATAGGAACTTCTACATTTAAGTGGTGGTATACATCTGAGGGAGAGGGTTCTGCACATTTAGCTAATATGACTAACAGACGTTTTAGAAGTTTAAGTGATGGACTTCAGATACGTTTTACAGGAACAGATCTTAGAATTAACGATACTTGGAGTTTTAATGTTGAGGCACAAGAGTTTCTGGAAGAATCAACTAAAGTTATCTTCACAACTAATGATGGCTCATATTCTTCTCCTCCAGCAAGTGCATCAACACCGGCTACATCCTTGCCACCTTCTTCTGTACTTCCAGGTGTTGTTACAGATCTGCTAGTTGCAAGTATGATCCCAGCTAATGGTTCTTACAATGTGTCACTAAAGACTCGTAAAATAGTTATTCGGTTTTCTGAGGATCTTGACGAGACTACAATAACTAATGATACAGTTAAGCTATGGAACTATCCTGTAAGTGGTAGCTACGAAGATACAAGGCCACCTATAGAATTACAAAAGACTTTTGAAGTGGAAGATAATCTTCTTACCATTAGATTTTAGGAGTTAATGATGGCTGAGTATTCAAGAGCTGCTGTACAAAGTGGAGAGCTAATAAGGCTAAGGACTGTATTTTTAGATTCAGCGGGCAATCTAATTGATCCTGATGCTCTACCAGCTATCTATATATATGATAGTTCTATTGATTCTGAGACTATGGACTTGGAGATAGAGGCAGGAACATATGATTCTGCTTTGGTAGGTCCATTAACACCAACATTACTAAGAACTGGTTACTATGAATATCAGTACACTGTTCCTAATGGTTCAGATACAGGTATATGGTATGATGTTTGGGTTGCCGAATTCAATACTGTAGAAGTAAAGAAGACACTTAATTTCTTTGTACAGGA